CGAGATGGCTACACCCAGAACTCCGAGTGCCTGTAGACCTGCCTCCGGAGGGATGAGCATCAACGCGCCGGTGATTATGGCGAGAGCGCCGGCAAGAGTCAGGAGACCCTTGGCGATTTCCTCCCATGACATACCAGCGAAGCTCTTCACCGCGTCGACGAGGATTCTGATCGCCGTTGCGAGAAGGATGAGACCGAGCCCCTGGAGTGGAGCCGTCGCATCGGCCTTCGAGAACTTGGTGAACAGCAAGAGGCTGCCCAGCATGACCCCGACCCCGACGAGACCCTTGGCGATGTTCTCCCAAGAGACCCCCTGGAAGTCCTTGACCGCTGAGACGAGGATCTTGATGGCCGAAGCCAGTAGGACGATCCCGACGCCTTGAGCGATCCCCGCGGCATTCGCCTTGGAGAACTTCGTGTAGAGAGCCAGAGAGGCCAGGAGAGCGGCGACACCCGTCAGACCCTTGGAGATGTTCTCCCAAGACAGTCCGGCGAAGTCCTTGACCGCAGATACGAGGATCTTGATGGCGGTTGCCAGCAGGATCAGACCAACAGTACGGATGGCGCCCGCACCGCTTCCCTCAGCGAACTTAGCGAAGAGGCCAAGCGCGGCGAGAGTTGCGCCCAGACCGGTGAGACCCTTGGCGAGTCCGTTCCAGTCCAGTTTCGACAGTGCGATTACCGCAGCGACGAGACCACCGATGGCGCCGGCGACCTCTGTCAGGCCGAAGCCTGTGAGGATGATGTCCTTCGGGTTTCCGATCAACTTCAAACCACCCGCGAGGATGGCCATGGTTGCGGCAAGACCCGTCAATCCCTTAGCAAGTCCGTTCCAATCCAGCTGAGCCAGCATGGTGACTGCCTTGGCCAGGATGGTGACGGCGGCGGCGAGCTCGATCAACGAGAGCATCATGAACGGCAGTTTCGCGAAACCTGCGGTTCCGATGAACTTCTGGAAGATCGCCATCGATCCGAGCAACTGCCCGAACATCACAGAGATGGCTATGCTCGCACGGGTGAGACCTCCGGCGTCGATCTTGGACAGCTTCGACATTGCGATAGCCAAGAGCAACACGGCTGCAGCGATCTCAAGAAGCGTTGCCGCCTTGAGAACACTCTGCATGGTCTTCAGGGTGTTTGTCAGTTCTTCGAACGGCTCCCGGATCGCCTCGACGATGCTGCGAATGGGGCCGTGGCTTCCTCCACTGGTGAAGTACTTGACGAGCTTGCGGACGATGAGCAGGATGCCGGCGAACAGGCCGGTCTGAAGCGAAGCGAGGAGCAGGTTGAAGTCGTTGCTTGTTGCGGTGCCGCCAGTACCCAGATTCTTGAAGAACCCAGAGATCTTCTGCCAGACCTTGTCGACATAACTGCCGACGGTCTTGAGCGCGCTGACCATTCCGTCCCAGATAGCCACGGCGGCGTGGCTGTACTTGTTCATGGACTGGAATTGCTTTGAAACGTTGCTCAGACCGGTGGTCGCCTTGTTGCCGTCGAACCTGTCGAACAGGTGACCGACTGCCAGACCGAGCATCTGAAGGAGCTGGATCGGAACAGCGAGGACGGCGGCGAGAGTCCCGAAGAAGGACTTGAAAACCATCGACTTGTTGATGGCCTTCTCGAGCTTCACAAGGAAGTCGCCGACGCTGGCGGTGATCTTGAGGAACCCACCGGAGCCTCCGGCCACTGCACCGAACAGACTGAAGAAGGCAGTACCAACCGCCTTGATGATGTCCCAGCCGATCTTGAGAACGGCGAAGACACCGGCGAAGGTGCGCTTCAGTTCGTCTGCGGTTTGGCCCCCCATTTTGAGCCGTTCCATGAAGTCCCTGAAGGAGACCGTCATGTCGTAGAGATCCTTCGCCGTAGTCGGCGGGAAGACCTCCCTGAACGCACTTCCGATGGCGTGGAGGACGGAACCGAGGACATGCATGGCGTCGCTGAGCCCCTGGATGAGGACCTTACGACCACCAAGCTTGTCCCAACCCTTGACCAGCTCGTTGAGCTTGTAGATCGGGGCGGTGAGGGCGCTTTCAGCGACCTTGTGGATGCCGGTGAAGAGGGTTGTTGCCTGGTTTATGTTGCCGAAGATGGTCTTGAAGATCGTGGACCACGCAGTGGCCACTTCCTCCTTGAGCGCATCCGTCAGCTGGGTGGCCGTCTTGATCTTGGTCGCCGCGTTGACACCAGTCTTGCCGAGCTTCAGAACCTCCTCGGCCTGCTTCTTGGTGAAGCCCATGGCCTGGATCTGCTTCATGCTCAAGTCGCCGGTGAACTGCGACAGAGTCTGAGTCAGGATCTTGGAGGTGAGCCAACCCTTCTGAAGGCTGTCTCGGAAGCTGCCGGACTTCTTGATGATAGCGTCGATCGACACGCCGCTGGCCCTGGCAGTGTTGATGAGTGCGGTCTGGAAGACCTTGCCGCCCATGCCGGCGTTGACCACAGAGTTCCAGTCCATGAGGTGGACGGTTCCCGTAGCAATCGCCTGCGACAACTGATACATGGCGGTCGATGCCTGCTCGGAGGTCGACCCAGAGATGGCCGCGAGGTTCGCGATGCCCTTGATCGAGTTGACCGAAGTCTGCAGACCGACACCGGCAGCCGTGAAGGTACCGATGTTCTTGGCCATGTCGCTGAAGTTGTAAACCGTCTGGTTGGCATACGTGTTCAGCTCGTCGAGCGCCTTGTTGACCTTCGAGAGGCCCTTCGAGCCCTCAAGACCCGTGTTGGCCAGGATGGTCCCGACCGCGTTGATCTGAGTCTCGTAGTTGTGGAAGCCGGCCATGACCGGATCGAGCGTGAGGGCCTTCAGCATCTGCCCGCCGGCCATAACGGCCTTGCTGGTGATGGTCGCCAGAGCCGTGGTGCCGATCGTGGACAACTTGCCGAACTTGGCGGTTACCGTCTCAACTCCGTCGGCGATGCCCTTGAGCGAGACGCCCTTGGCGGCCGAGTCGACATCCTTCAGACCCTTGGTGGCGTTCTGAAGCTTGAGGCTCTGGTCGAGCTTCTGAAGCGACGCGAGAGTGGAGGCGATCCCTTCCTGGAACTGCCTGTTGTCGAACGTCATGTGAACGACGCGTTGGTCAATACTGCTCATGCGGAAGTCACCGCCCTCCATACCTTGTCTGCGATCTCGTCAAATATGGGCTTCATCGCGGGGTTGATGTAATCCCGACCTTGCACGTATCCTCCGGTGCCCGTCGAATAGCCGTACTGAAGCATGATGGCGACCGGAAAGTCGCTTTCGATGTCCGTGTTGGTCCAGCTGATGGAGTATGACCCACCTTTGGACTGCACGTCGTAGCCCCAAGAACCTGCGGCCAAACCGGTGTTGATGGGGGTGGCTGCCTGGAGAGCCTCAACGCCGATCTGACCGCAGGAGTCCATGATGGAGAGGATGTTCGACTTGGACATCTTCTTTAGGGAGGAGATGAGGCCGTCGAAGGAGCCGCTAGTTGTGAAACCGATCATCACGGCTCCTTTCAGATCATTCCAGGCCGGTCATCTTCCGACCGACGTCGAACGTGGCCGACTGTGCGGTACGAACGCCGTCGAAGGTCGTGAAGTACAGCCGCATGGCGTACGCTTCATCGGCGGTGTAGAGGAACGGGTCGAGGGTGAGCGGGTCGGGGTCCGTACCGTTGTTCGGGTGGTTGGCCAACCACATGGTGACGGTCTCGATCTGCTCGAAAGCCGAACGCAGCAGAAGGGCCGCCTGAGCGACCTTCGCGTCGAGCGCCTGCTTGGTGACGTCGAAGCCGAGGGACATACATAGCTCCTTAGGAAGCAGATTCGTAGGTGAAGTGCCCCTTGAACGAGTTACCGCTCGCCCAAGTAAACGGCGAGAGTGAGTCGACGTCGCCGCTGTTAGCAATGGCTACAGCGTTCACCATCCCACTTGAAATACCCGTTCGGAACGTCGTCGATGTGACGGTTCGCGAACGACCCATGCAGATGATGTCGTTCGTCTGCTGCAACTGAACGAAACCGATGCTGTCTCCAGTTCTAGCCGCGGCGTACGGAAGGGAGAAGTCCCAGTTGTCTCCGGTGCCGGCAGAAGCACCGAAGTTCGTGGTGCTACCGAACGTGACCTCGAACCTGACGTCAACTCTCCTACCGACTTTGTTGGAACGGCAGTCGAGAACTGCATTGCCGAACGACGGAAGGTGTAGACCCGACGACGTGGTCCATGTCGGCGTGTAGGCGATCCAGGCTCCGGGATCGGTGACGACCTTCTGCCATGCCGTCCATCCGCCGGCCGCATTGGCGGTTCTGAACCACTGGAACGGCGTGGAGCTACCGCCGACGTGCGCGGTGAAGATTTGACGGCCGAACGTGTTGTCGGACTCGCAGTACGTGATGATCTCGCCGGCAGTACCACTGAAATCCCACCCTGTACCGTTCGCGGTGGTGTAGTACAACCGGGACTGACCCACCGGGTAGTTGCCGCGGAGGGTGGTCTGGGTGAACGCTGTGGGGTCGAGGTTGACCATGAGCATTCGCTGGGCCCACGACGACCACCCCAAAGCTGAGGTGTAAGACCTCTGCCAGGATTTGGTGGATCCGCCAGTGCCACTGTTGGAGTAGAACTCCTGAACGGTGTAGTCACTGGATATGCTGCTCGTGACGATGGTACCTACGCCGGAGTTGAGCGACCAGCCAGAGCCGGTGGTGACACTCTGGAGAGAGACACCGTAAGGCCACGCGGCAGGAGTAGCAGCCTCCGTAACACCACTGACGATCTGAACTCGGTAACCCGAGAGAGACGCAAGGCCGGCCGGAGTGATCGCCCTCGTGGCGTCCGTGCCTGCCTGAGTCTCCGCGTTGGTCGCGAGCTCGACGATGCCGCTCTGGGCCGTGGTGGCCGCGGTGGTTCGACCGACGTCGATCTGAGTACCGTCGTGCTTGGTGAGGATGAGGTGGCCAGACGCGTCGTACAAGCCGGTAGTGACCGTGCCGTCTTCGATCGCCTGCATCCGCGCGGCGGTGTATCCCGTGATGGTAGCCATTGGGCCGCCTTTCTAGCTGGAGCTGATGGTGTAGGAATCGGCGTCGACGAAGGTGGCAGTGGACGATGTGATTTCGAACGTAGTGCTGTCCAACATGCGGATGACGTCGTTCGGAGCGGTAGCGGTCCAGGTTCCGTCGCCGTTGTCGGTGATCACGAGACCGGAGATGGTGTCGTAGAAACCGAGCAGTTCGTCGACTGTGGGGAGAGCCGGATCGTCGGTGTCTGTTCCGTAGAGTTTGTTCTCTATCGCCTCTACTACCGAAATATCCGTGAACCTGGTGTCGACTATGAAGTGGGCCGTCGGGAAGTAGCCGGTGATCGGAGGCGGACAGGCTGTGATCTTCCAGCTGAAGTCGTCGAGGCTGCCCGTGTCGGTACGTGTTTTGCGATCACGGTTCGTGGGGGAGACGAGGGCGTTGTAGACGATGTGGATCTTGTGCGCGTGCTCGTCTTCTTGGTCGGTCCCGATCGTGGTTCGATACGTCAGACCGAACGGCTTCCGCTTTTGAGACGTCACGAACAGACCAGCACGTGGCTGGTGGCTGCCGTCGCATTCAGCGAATTCGTCGGGGTAGGTGAAGGCCGTCAGAGTCGCTTCGAACTCCTCAGCAGAGGGTAGGTTCAAGTACTTGACGCCGTCGACGTAGTAGGCTTTCGCCTCGCCTCCAGATGGAGCCTCCGAAACGGAAGTGAGGCCGTTCCACGGAACCCCCGGTTGACCGGTGACGTAGAGAACGCCTCGGTCGACGCCGGATTCGTACCGACTCGTTCCGGGGCCACCCCAGGTGATTCTTGGCAAGTTAGATTCCTCCTCTCACCCGGTAGTGCCGAGCTCCTTCTTACGTTGCGCGTTGAGTTCACGGTTTCGTTGGGCGATCTCGGCGGGGCTGAGCTGCTTCTCGGGAGCGTTCTTCCGGTTACACACCTGAATGAGTGTCAACAGGCGGTTGAGGTGCCAGTGTTGACACTCGATCGGTATGACCAGCGCGATCATCCAGTAGTAGATCACTTCGGCGGTGATGATCTCTTGGCTCTTCTCGTTATCGCCGCCGTAGAACCTGGTTGCTGTCATCTTCGAGCTGATGTAGGTCTGGATGTCCCGGATGTTCTCCGCGGAGAGCTTGGTGTAGACCTCCGGGGGAACATCCGGGGTGAGAGTCATCGCTACGACGTAGGACAGCGTTTCGTCGTCCGTCTTCGGCTCGTCGCTGAGGAACGGCTTCTCGAAACGTGACTCCCATTTTGACAAGGAGACCAGAGAGTGCTCCAGCTCCAAGGTGAAGAACTCGATGTCCACGAACTTGTTCGCCGCTTCGTCGAATCCCTCGACCATCGGGACCTTGATTGTGAGCACTCTCTAGTCTCCTGTCGGGTTGGGGCTGGCCTAGTAGGAGAACAGCCAGTCGTTGTCGGTGACCGCGGGGAACTCGTAGCCGGCGTTCGGCTCCGCCACGACGACCTTGGTCTGGCCGCTCGTGAGGACGTAGGTGCCGGTGACGGCCACGTCGTCGATGTAGTACGTGACGCCCGTGACGGTCGGGATGGTGATGGTGTGGGTCGGCCCGTCGTAGGTCGGAGCGGTCGGGGTGGCGACGGTGACCGTGCCGGAGAACATCGCGAGGACGGCGTCGGGGGTCGGCAGAGCCGGGTCCACACCAACGGTGCCGTACAGGGTCTGCTCCAGCGAGGCGAGAGCCGACGCGCTGACCTTGGTCGAGTCGATCGTGATCGTGGCCGCCGGCTTGTACCCGGTCACCTGGACCGGAGTCGTGCTGATGGACCAGCTGAACGCGATGGCGGCGGGGTTGTCGTTGACGGTGTTGAAGTCCTTCGCCGACGGGGCCGCGGTGGCGCCGTAGACGAGGTGGATCTTGTAGCCGAGGTCCGCGTTGAGGTCGTTGCCGACCTTGGTGCGGTAGGACAGGCCGAAGGACTTGCGGGTCTGCTGGCCGATCGCGACGCCCGGCTCGGGCTCGGCGGTACCGTCGCACTGCCCGAACTCGTCGGGGTAGGTGAAGGCCTCGAGGTCGGCCTCGAACTGCTCGGTGGAGACCAGGTTCAGGTAGACCTGGTTGTCGGCGTACTGCTTGTTGGAGGCCGCGCCGGTCGGCTTCTCCGAGACCTTGGAGAGACCGTTCCAGGCGAAGCCCGAGTCGTACGCGCCGGCCGTGTTGGGGATGTAGAGGACACCTCGGTCGACACCGGTTTCGAACCGACGGTCGCCGACGGCGTCCCAGACGAGCTGAGTCACTGTTGCTCCTAGAAGTACAAGTTGAAGACGTCGTGGTTGAGGTTGTTCGCGACGAAGAACCGATTGTGAAGACACATCGGTAGCGCGGCAACCTTGTCAGGGATCAGACTGTCGGGATCGCGGTCGATG